ACGAGCATTATTCTCATCTCTTGCAAGCTGATCTTCAGACTGCTGCCATGCCTGGGAACCACGCGTGATGCCTTGATTAGCAAGCTGGGTCTCCGTATCTTGACGACGTTGATCAAGCAGCGGCTGAAGCTGTCCCATGACAGCATCCTGAGCCTGCTGGCTGTATCCGCCCGGCTGCATTCCTCCGAGATTAAAGTAGGGCGTGAAACCCGACGTGTCTATCGGATTGGACAAACTGCTCACCGCCGAGTTCGCAGCTCCACTTTCGCCGCCCAAAAGGGTAGACTGAGGACCACCGGGCGCGTAGGAAACCTGCTGCGTCCACTGACCAGTCGTGGGGTCTTGACTCCATTGTAGAGTTGACCCTTGTGCGTTCGTTTGATTGGCGCGGTTAGCGATCGTCTGCTGGTTGACGTTCGCGTTCGCCGACTGCCCCTGAGTGTAGGCAGCATTCGTAAAGGGATCAGTACCTGGAGGAGCCGGCTGCTGAACCGGCTGGATGCTGGCTCCAGTCGGGCTAGGTCCCGTCTGCGCGTACTGTGTCATTTATCCACCTACAGCCTTCTCTCGTCATCATCTGCAGAACAAAATCGGGAGTTCGAGTAACTTCCTCGAACCCGAGCTTCTTGCTCACCGCAAGCGCTCTTTCTGCCGTGATGGGAGTCATGCCATAGACCCGCTTCTTCCCGCAGGTCACAAATGGGTACATGAACGCTTCACGCAATAGACTTCGAACCCCTGCCGTCTCATCTACACAGACGTGCATGAAGACCGAATCTTCTAGCCAGTCAGTGTACGCTACCGCGCCGGTTATTGACAAGTCCTTGTTTTGCAGACCAATAATGCGAAGATCTTCCGACCAAGGAATATTTATCCTGTCGTGCATCCATTGGAAGAGCAATTTTCGATTATCGTCCGATACAATCACATTGGTCCGCCGACTTCAAGCATGTAGTCGATGGACGCTAGAATCGTCTCTACTTCGGTCAGTGTCTGGAGAGATGCCTGACCTGAAAATCCAACGCCGTTGACGCTACGCCACTCAGCCCACGATTGTTTCGTACCAGACCAGAGTGAACTATCCCACTTGGAAGAATCCCAAACCGCGCCAGTGGGAAGCGTAGGAGTCAACGACGCATTCGGTGCTCTCGGATTGAAGTCCGTGTTGAGTTGAATGGCCCACGCTGGTTTTCCAGCGGCGAGCCAGACCGGGCGGCACATCAGGAAATGCTTATTCGCCGAAATCTCGCCTTCCTTCTGGAAATAGGTGAACGCTGGCTCAATCAGCCCGTTGATGGCGTTTCCAGCCGTGCCGTCTTGCAGATTATTGTCAAGAAAGTTTAGTCCAAGAATCAACACGCGGCCATCAAGCGTACCGACCAAAGGCCAGTTAGCGACGGTCCGCGTACAGTTCATCGGCACTCCCTGCCAGAAACACCACTGATTATTCGTGGTGTTCATAACGTACTGAAGATTCGTCGATTCCTGCTGGAAAGGAACTGTAATGATTAGAAGATTCTCGCGAGGAATCTGTAGAATCTGCCAGCCAAAGAAGTTGAAAGAGGGACTGATGTCTGTGGCAAAGACTTCCTGGATTTTGTCGGTGTAGGTTCCCTGCCCTGGAGATAGAATGTTGCCGCCGCCACGAGTAATGTACGAAAGTGGGAGCATTCCGTAGTTAGAGACGAGCAACAAGTCTCCACCGAACGTGGTGAAACACTGTCTTCCCTTGGGAACTTCGCCTGCATACCACCGTCCAACGAGTGAGAAAGTGCTGGGCGAAGAAGGATCCGTTCCCTTGTAGATGACTATATCGCCGTTCTCTGAAGCGATTACCAGCAAATCGTCGATTCCCTCGCCAGCATCGATAGTCCACGTAGAAATCCAGGCGATTGCACCGCCATGTGGAAGAAGAGGGCCAAGGTCTAGATAAGCTCCCGCGCCATAGATAGAGTCTGTGGGTAGATAAGCGACCTTGGAAGAATTCTTAACAACGAACCACGGCCGACGCTTCCAAATGGAGACAGCGCAGAACTGAGTGGGGTCCGTGACAGAGACTTGGTTCCCGCCCGCGCCTAGCGTGACCTTAGTCCAGGTCGTACCATCGTAGGTGAAGTACCCGTCAGTCTCACTGCAAGCGAGCATCCACCCGCCCGCCGAGTTGGCGAAATCTACACTCGACACGACCCCCGCGTTCGTAGCACCCGATAGAGCCTGCACGATCGCAGGGGCAGCTGTCGTCGTTGTGATGTCCCAGAAGCCCGTGTCCGTGCTCGCGAATACCTTGCCAGGAAGGGTTGTCGGTGCGGTCTGGAATGAAACCGTGGTCGGAATGGTTGTCGTCGGACCGAACCATGCGCTGATTGAACCCACGGCCCCGCCAGTCAAATTCGTAGCCCATTCCGTATACCCCTTTCGATTGCTGACGCCGTAGTTGTGAGGAATCCAGTTAACGAGGTTGTACGCATCCATCGGCGGCATGGCCGACAACGCGTCTCTGGAGTTCAATCCCCCGATAGGGGCGGGGATTGATACGACGTCAAACTTCTTGGGGATGGGCTTCTGTTTAGAAGCCGCCATTCCTACTGTCATGTGCCGTAGTTCGTGTCAGGAATGTTGGTGTAATTCAGGAACGGGTAGATCGTGCGAGTACCAATCGAAAGCGTAGGAGCCGGAATGTCACGACCCACGACGAGATCCCAAGCATCGTTGAAGTCTTGTGTCGACTTACTGGTGTCAAACCCCTTTTCTCCGCGCCAGCGGAGCTTGAGGAGAGGGACAACAATACGGCTGTCGAAGAGAAGAGTATCGGAATCCGCAGCAGGGTTATCCCTGAACGTGATACCGTCAACTTGAAGAATCCATCCACGGCTGTAGTAATCCGTAACGAGGTTGACGTTTTGAGATGGATTCTGGAACAAAATCATCTGATTGCCGATGATTCTGTACATGATACTGATGGTTGTCCCGCCAACGAAGCGGGCCTTCAACATCCTCCAGACCTGCGGTGTAATCGGACCAATGACCGGAAGTGCAGTCCCGGTATTCCACATCGTACCATCTACGAAGCTATTCCAATCCGTAGGCAGCTGATAGACGGTAGTTCCTGCGATAACTGGCAGCGTCCACTCTTTGTGGAGATACTGCCAGTCATTCATCATGCAGAGATCTTGCCCAGCTGATGTCAGCATAGCCATCAGTTGGGAAATTGTGAGGTCGGTGTTACCGACGTAGAAGCTGGGCGTGGCGAGTCCTAGTTCCGAAGTAACTATGTTCATGACGGACTGAACCGTCGCGAATTTGACGAACTCGCCAGCCATTTAGAGCCTCAGCAGCGGCGTGTGGATAACGCCAATGGCACTCAGAAGAGCGAGAACAGCCACGATGACGAGAATCCCGTGGATGATTGTGGGGAATGGTGCCGGGAGAGGCAGGAGCGTGACCGCCCAAGCGATCAATCCTAGCACCACGATAATGATGATGAGGTTTACTAGCATCACGCCTTTTCCTTCTGCTTCTTGCTCATCGCTTCGATGGTTTCAGCAAGGACCTTGTTCTGTGCCTGCAACTCTTCCATCTGGCGCGTGAGCTTCTCGATCGGGGCCGTCACATCCTTGGATGCTGCGAGGAACGCCTTGGCCCGATTCTTGAGCGACTGAAGGCCCATGTAGTTGACCGAATCACTGGCTTCGGCAATCTGCTCCACCGTAGTGAAACCGAGATGCTTCAGTTCTTCAGCTTGCCCGCGCGTGACGATAGGCCACTCAGCGATAGGCATTCCATCCGCACGCTGTTCCATATTCTTCTGGAAACGCATCCACTGTGCCGGAAAACGAAGCTGATCGCTGTCGCGTGTGGGACGATCGATGATGTTGGTGCGATCACCGGGCGTGAAAATGCGAGTGAATGGCACATCGTCGAATACGGGATGCCCCGCTTCATCCGACTTTTTCTGGTTGGGAATGAAGTGCATGTAGAAAGTCACATGCAGCTTCTTGTCGCCCTCATCTGTTTGATGAAGATTGTGGTCATAGTCAAGTGTGTCCATGATTATCCTTTCTGTTTTCCCATCTCAGCCTTGGCGGCTTCGATCATGGCGGTTTTGCGAGCAGGAGCGCTCATATTCTTCAAAGAAGCAATGATGTCCTGCTTTCCACGAATGGAGCCTACAGGATGCCCGCCGCTCGCACGACGAGCCAATTCCATCTGCTCCTCTTCGCTCGGGGGCATGTAGACTCCCATTTCAGGCTCCAGCAGCCGCGTCATCCTGAGCTTCCTGGTCTTTCAGGCTTTGCTCAGCATCCTTGATGGAAGCCAGCACGCCGTCAAGATCAGCCGGCGTTGCGCCACCCGAAGCTTGGAGATCAGCGATTTGTTTCTTGAGCGTGCCGACGAGCGCAATCAGCGTGTCGGCCTTGGTATTTGCGTTCTCAACCTCAGTCTTGAGGTTGGTAAGTTCCGCAACAACTTCGTCTTTCGTTGCCATGATGACCTTTCGTAGAAAATTAAGTTGAAAAGAAAGGCCGCCGACCGCCACCAAGAAGATGGCGAGTGCGGCGACCTTCCAGACCACCTGTAGCCTCCCGGCTTAGGTGATCGCGCCCTGTGCGAACGAACGGTTCAGCTGCACGACGTTGTAAAAAATCGTCGCGTTGTTGTACGTCGCAGTGACGTTACCAGTGACCGCCGCCGAGTTATTCACGGAGACCGTGAGGATGTTACCCGTGCGGTCAATCGCCTTCACGATTGCGGACGCGCCGACACCCGTACCAGAAGCATACGCTCCCACGAACCAGCCATCCGTGTTGGCGATCTGAATCGTGTTCGCACCGCTAAGGCCCAGAACCGACGCGGTAACGACGGTTTGAGTTGCAGGGGTGACGCAGCGAGCGTTGACAATCTGCTTGCTAGCAGTGAGCGCACCAATCTGACCAGCGGCAGTGATGCCGATAGCCGTATCAGCAGCGACCGTAGCCGTTCCGTTCACAGGGGTGAGCCCCGTGAGCATGAACCAGCCCCACTGATTGACAACGAGCGCGTTGACCGCATCGCCCGATTCCGCCATGCAGACCCCAACAGGACGACCCATGAGCGTCGTATTTGGGCAGACAGTAGCATTCCAGTCGAAGTTACGGTTCGTGCTGTTCCAGACCGGGAGGAGTTGGCACAGTGCTCGCAGAGGAATCGTGCCGTTGGCCTTGGCGAAGATGAACTCCGCTCCACCCCAGACAGAATCTGCTGCCATCATCGGAACACCCACGTCAAACGCAGGAGTCGTCACCGTTGCTGGCAGGAAGCTCTCAATCGGCGGATAGCCGGGAGCTTGGTCGTCAAGTTTCCAAACCATATCACGCCTCCTTTCTTACGGCGTGATCAGGCGACCGCAGAACTGCGGACCACCCGATGTGAGGTTGCCGGCCCAAGCCAGAATCGCAACTTCGGCGTCTTGGTTGACGGCGTAGCGACGATTCGGGTTCAAGGGGACCATGTTGCGATCCGAGTGCGGCCTCCAGTAGATGTAGCTCGTGTTCAGGAAGTACGCTGTCTTCTGCGTTGCGAAGCCACCGATACCACCGTCGAGCACGACGTCTGCATCCATGAACTGGACAGTCGGAAAGCCGAGCTTGGCCTTCTCAGTTTGGGCGAAACGCTGCAGAACCTGGAGGGACTGCATGTAGATCGACCAGAACTGCGAGTCCATGACAATGAGGTCCGGGCGGTCACGTCCGCGGACCAGACCGGCCCAGAACGTATCCATCGCACCTTGCACCGTCGTGGCCGTGAGGGCCGAGCCAGCCGTGGTCGTTTGGGAGCGCCAAACAGGCCAGACCGAGCGGTCGATACCGCCATAGACACCCGTTGCCGGGTTGACAGGAACTGCCGCATCGAGACCGACGAGTTGCTTCCCGCCAGCGCCGGTACCGTCCGAGTAGACGCCCGCCGCCATCAGGTTGTACATCGAGGACTCGGCAACCTTCATCCGCGCTTCCATCAGATCGATGATCTGCTGTTTGCCCATGTTCTTCAGTTGCTCGAGGCCACTGATGGTCACGGGGCATGCAGCTTGCGCGTAGTTGAACTGAGCAGCCGACAGGACGTCTTGCGCAGCGGTCGGCAGAAGGTCGTAACCCGCATACCATCCCGCGTTGCCGTTCGCAGCGAAGGAGATCTCTTCGAAGATCACCGAACCGCCGCTCACCGGTCGAACATTGCCCTTGTCCTTGATGTAGGACAGAAGAGCGTTGTTCTTCGTGACGTTGTCGGCGATATCGGGACTACGATTTTCAATCGTAGTCGCGACGATGTCGCTGACGTTTGGAAATGCCATTTAAAGCTCCGGTTGAAGTACCAATGAAAGATCAGGTTTCCCGCTCAGCTACCTCGTCCCACGCTGCCTCTACGGCTGAGCGAATATTTCGCGGTCGCTGTTGCGAATTCCCTGCGGCTCCCGCTGGTGCTCCGCCCGAAGGCAGGCTGGCCGACGCGTTCTGAGCTCTACGAGCGGCTGCTGTTCGCTGGGCCACTCCTGCAGAGGTCTTACGACCTTCAAGAACCTTGCTGATCGTAGGATGCGCAACTATAGCACGCTGGTACGCCTCCGACAACGCCATTTTGCGTCCATTTTTGGATGCGACGTCCAGATAGTCAGCCATATCGTGCATGACATCCTGTGCGAACTCGTTTTTCGGGTCTGCGAGGAACGCCTCGAGCTCTTGTTGAGCACTATGAGCGTCATTTTGCGTCATTTGAGTCTGTCGAGACTGCAATTGACCAATGAAATTCTTGATGGGGGCTAGTTCCTGCTGAAGCCAGTTCATCTGTCCTGACACTTGCGGATTTGGCTGCCCCTTGAACAGCCCGGCGAGCGCTTGATCCAGCATGTCCACGTCTACGCCGTGCTGCTGAATCATCTGGGCGACCATCTGTGCCTTCTGCTGAGGATGAGCAGTGCGCAGATGATAGGCAGTTTTCAGCAACGAATCCACAGCAGCGATGGGATTTCCACCTTCTGCGCGAATCATGGCCTCAAATGGCTGAATTGTACGATACATGGACTGCGCGAACTGCCGCGCATCCGCACTCTCGCGGAGTGCTGTTCCAATCTCCGTCTCGCGGCGGTTGATTTCAGCTTGAATCTCAGGTGCGAGCTTGCTGAAATGTTCCCGCAGGTCCGGGCGCCAGCTAACCGGAGCTCTGACAGCCGGCGCTGAAGCCTCCTGCTTTACCTGTACGGATTTCGCCGCTTGTTGCCCATCCGCAGATACTTTGTCAGCATTGGGTTGCTTCGAATCGCCCTTGACGAACTTTCCGGTGGAGTCTCTGGGCTTTTCGACGGACTGTTCGGTTCGAACTTCTTGCTCGATAGCGTCGTCAGTTGCTTGTTCGTCT